AACTAACGGCAACCAAAATATATTCTGCCGCTTCTGGCGCTCTTCTGCATTGAGAATGAACGCCAGTTCAACTCCAAATAATGGTTTTATACCTGCATCTTTACAATGTTTCGCCCAACGAACATGCCCAAATGTTGAGTTGCGATCTGTAATAGCTGCAGATTCACAACCCAATTCTTTGAGTTTACTAACAACCTTTTCTACTGGTCCGTATGCCCAACCAAAACTATACTCTGTTCTTATTTGTAGTTGAGTTCTCATGGCACTATCCGTATGATACGGGCAGAGCCATCTAGACTGACAGTCAATTTGTCAGTATTATCTGCCCATTGTATAGATTGATAGTTACTGGCAACCTTATCTCCAGCAATCTCACTTATATTGAATTCCTCGATTTTCTTGAGTTGATTCGCAAAAATAATGTTCAGTGTAATTGGATCGCCCTTTGGTTGTGGAAGAGAACGCCAAAGAGCAATAAAGAATTTGCCATTACTGCTTTGGTATAGAGAATGAGAGTAAGAGTCATCTCCACCAGTTATACCATAGTCAAGCTTTCCAGGAATGAAGTTTAGACTATCACCTTCATCCATGCAAATGTTACATAAAGCGCGCAATCCATAGGCAGTCTCTCGCGGATCATTTTGGTTAGTTGGAAACAACCCACATTTATATACCGTTCCATAATCAAATAGAGCATACCACCATAACGAATGTAGTTCCATTTGTGCTGCTCTAAATAAAGTTGTTAAAGCATAGTAAGCATCTCTAGCTCCTGACCAATCTTGGTCTCCTGGCCGCTGACCATTACTGTTGTATAACGTTGGGTGAAACTCTGTTAGAGAAATATCTTCAGCATTATAAGCCAGACCTAATCCATACACATAGTCAGTAATACTGTAGCCTGTATTGGTAACATCAGGAGAGTCTGGAGGATAGTAATGACCGTTAGCAACATCCATCATTGAGTTTACAGTAGCCTGTTGGTTTCCAAAGTAACCAGTAATCCAACCTTCTGGATGTGGTGTTCCTGCTACGACAGAAGGGCCAAGCACTAAATGTTCAATACCCCATATGCGTCTTTGTATGTCCATAGTAACATTAACTGGAACCTCTCCAGAACCAAAATCAGTATTGGGTTCGTTCAATCCTTCAACATAGAATATTCTGTTGACAGAATCATTAGCTAATGATAACATAGTATCAGTATCAGCAGGAGGCATATTTGCTCCTGGGCAGATAGTGTTCTTCATGTTCGGAAAGGCTGCCACGATCTGTGGAAACCATTGCTTTTGCATATCATATCGGCCGCTGTAATGATACTCTCTAACTCCAAATGTAAATCCACTATAGCCCAGTATCCATTTCAACGATTCAATAACAGAATGAGGACTATAATCAGCGGGCCAGGAGCCCCAAACGTTGTGTTCATCTAACGATGAAAATGTATTGACACCGAATATATTGATCAAATCAACTATTCGTCTAGCTTGTATTCCAGTTCCAGGCACAGGCGGCGGAATGACCTCTTGTTCTAATGCTGTTACTCTAGCCTCAAGCTCATTGAATTCCTTGCGAGTCACTGGATTGTGGCGTGTCTGTGACATCTTTAGTCTCCTGTGATTTTCCTAGTAGTGTGGCGTATATTTCAGGATTGATGGCGTCCATCTTGCGTTCTAGAGCCATTAGATCAACCAATATATCTTCCGCTTTACTTACAATACTTGCCCATTCAGAATTGTTATCCCAAAACTTTGGATCGCTGAAAGTAATGATATTTTGAACACCACGTAAAGATTGATCTATTGCCAAACCAAGTAATCGTGATCTACGACGTAATTCATACTGCTCCTGGCGCTCATCTCGGGTCATAACTGAGCATATCCTTTTCAACCATAGCCTTGAACACTCTGACCAAAGCTTGTGTATCTGCTTCCGCTCGATGGGCCTCTTCAAATCTTACTCCGAACAATTTCTCATGCAAATCTCCAAGAGACATACGATGACCTTGGATCTTCTGTATTTCTTCCACAGTACATATGTTATTTACTGGCCAAGGGAACTGTGTTAGTTTATTGATACGTTTCAATTCATTCTCTAATATTCGTTTATCAAACTGAAGGTTATGACCAACTAAATGAGTTGCTCCCAGAAAGAACGCTGCCAATTCATGATAGTATCCTGCGAATGGCTTTTTGTTCTGAACATCTTCATTTGTTATGTGATGTATCTTAATTACCTCATCCGGTATTCGTATTGGAGGCTTAACTAACACAGATAATACTGTTGGTTTCTCTAGCCATATATTGGTTTTAATACAACATATTTCCACGACATGAGGCTGGTTTACTAGATCAGCAGCTTCCACTGCCAACAGGTTTGTCGTTTCAGTGTCAATGAATATAACGCTCATTCCATTTCATCCAGTTCTCTTAGCATCATTGCATAGACAGATAGATCGGACATGGTATCTTCTACATCAGTATTCTCCCAATGGTTACTGTATCGAGTTATCTTGCCCAGTATCAAAGTGAATACTGAGAATCTATTGAAGTCATCTGCTGTCTTGAGTTCTATTCCTTCAGGAAACAATATCTCAAGTAATTCTCCTGTCTTTTTGTAACTGTCTCCATATAATGTATTCTTGGTCTTATAGAGATCAGCAGCCTCCAATAAGTATTGCGGAACTGTGTTGGGTTTCCTTGCCATGACTTACTCCTGGCGTAGAATGTCAAGATGTTTCATCATAGCCCAGGTTCTCGTTTCTTGTTGGGGTTTACCAGTCTCTTTCATTTCTTTGTTCAATTGTTCTTGCATATACTGACCTAGCTCCTTGAAGGACTCACTTTGCCTAGGCATAATGAACATCAAAGACCAAGGCCATACTTTCAATGTTTCTTCCACCATCAACTTCAATACTTGAGCGTATTCATCTTGGACCCTAGGGGTCATACGTTTCTTGACCAAATCAGAGAAGTTACGCAAGTTGATCTTCATACAAATATTGGTGAGAATATCTGTGGGTAATACTCCTCTGGCATCCTCTGGTTTAGCACCATGTTCTATCAAATAATGATACGTATCACTAATTTCCTTCATTTGTGCTTGATAGGTTTCTAGATTGTCTCCTTGTATAGATGGCCCTGTGTGATAATCAAAGTCTGTCATATCAACTACACGCATAGCCTGCTGAGCGTATGATGCTGTTCTAGTCCTAACGAGTTGGTGAGTAAAGGCTCTTGATACTCCTTCAATACAAAATGTGAGGTCTACAAATTCCCAACTGGATGGAACGGTTGTAGACATATACTTGAGTTCTTGCATTTGTTTGTCACGCGGCCAGGAGCGTATTTCTTCAAGACCTGCTGGCGCCATTCGCAGCCTAGTATTCTTGGTAAATATCATCAGTTCTATTGCGTCTTGAGTATAGGATAGCAAGGTGACTTTCATTTTACTCTCCTTTATTAGTATTGTGGTGTTTTTTATGACAGCTTGAACACAATGGAATACATTTCTTTAATTCTTTTTCTAATTTAGCAATAGATTTTGGAGTAATAATGCCGATTGAAGAAATTAGTCTTTGACCATCACCAGGAACTCTTGGAATAATATGATGAAAATGTAATTTTGTAGTTGAAATACCACAATGGCTACATACTAATTCAGATTTAAATTTATACATAAAATCTTTTTTCATTCTTATTCGTTCGTCTTTTTCTGCTCTATTCATGTTATTCATCCAGTTCTTCAGTATTGCTGATCTCGTGTTCGTTGATACCGTCGGGTTCTCCCAACTTATTATCATCGATCATTTTGGTTACTTTGGCTTCTGCTTCTTCATCAGTATCAGCCTCCACCGTTATTTCCCATTCACAAGTTGCGGTAACGGTTACTAGGAACTCAGGCATCTATTCACTCCTTTGTTGCTGTGTGCTTGTTACGCTGGTAACTATTACTCTGCAGTATAAAGCTGTTGATTATTTTGATGTCTTTCATTACATCGTCCAATAGAATGTTTCGCCAAGTCGCAAAACGTCCCAATGAATATATGTTATGGTTTTGAGTTGCCCATAGAATGAACTTCTGGCGCTCATATTCGTCTATTGGAACTATCTTTCCATAACTTTGTTGTCCATTAGTAATGTTTCTGACTTCTGTGTAAATGCTTAGTGTATCGAGATAATATGAGATGTATTCCATCTCAGGATCATTTGGTTCTCTACAGAATTCAAGCGTCATAATATTGCCAGTTATACTTACCCGATATGGCTCTGCTTTATCGTAAGGAACATAGAGCGTTTGATATACATTGGTGTGAGCTAGTTCGCAATTGATAGTCCAAATGGGCAAGTATTGAAACTCTTGATAGTCTGGATACTTGAGTATGTCCATTAGTATTGGCATCGGAATAGTTGAGATGACGGGAATGTCTTTCTCTACGACAAGATTTGCCGTGCGGTGATGTAAACAATCTTTGGCGTTCTGGTTATAGGTTATATCCGCGCCAGAAGCAAGAGATTGAATAAAGTTAGGAGGCGCAATATATCTTGTTACGTCCTCAGTATTGATAATGGATCGCTCTATAGCCTTACCAGTTGTTTTGTAGGAATAAGCATTGGCATCTCGGATAGTGGGATTATTAGTAATTGTATGGGCATCTTCTTGCAGAACGCCCTTATATACTCTGACCTTTTGAAAAGGAATACCAACACTATCTCCAACAATACTGGAACGAAAGCGCAATAATGCGCTATGGTTATTTGGTAGCTCCTCTTGTTGTTCTATGATAGTTGGATTGTGTATTGACAGGCTCCTGGCGGCCAGGAGCCCAGCTTGTCCCGCTCCGATGATTATCATATCATTTCTCCTTGTTATCATCTGATGCTAGTCTGCTCCTTCTCATTGGTATGACTACCATCCAATTACAGTCATCACAGCAACGCCCATCATTAACGGGCATAGCATTATTGCCAAATGACCAACCGCTCT